CTGGAGGTTATTAAGCCTCCTGATTGATTATCTTGTCCAGATTGCCAGAGACGGTCAAAAGATCCGTCAACTGACCAATCATGGTCTTGATATGAGCCACCGTAATGAACCCACCCGATTGAATCGGGCGGTCCATGACGATGTAGGCTGAAAGCGAAGGGACGACATTGCCTGTAACGGCAACATCGGTATCCCGACGCTCGAAGTCCATTCGTATCAGACTGCGACACCGCTGCTTAAATCCAGTCCCAGACAACGCATGACTTACTGTCAGCGTGTTAGGGGTGGTGTTTGCAGTGGCTGCAATTCTGCGGACGATCTTCTGTCCTGAAGGCCCAGTTACCTGGGCGAAGACGAGACTCCCAAGGGAGCCCGGTAGTGTAACGCTCGCACGATTATCGACGAGCGTTTGATCTGCGGTAAGCATGACGTAATAGCTTTCTAGTTGTTATTGTTATCTTGGCTAGTGTGAGAACCAGAGACCCATGTGATAAGCCCATTCCGCAAAGCGGGTGGCACACAGATCAATATAAGTCCTCACGTGGAGGCAATTCGTTAACGATTCGTTCCTAAATTAGGGAGACGAGACCGATCACGATACCTATTTGCTGTACCCAATGCAGTCCGAGAGAGAAGGAGACTACCCGCAAGGGCGGCCTCTCTCAATCTTGGTGCACGGGTCGTAACCGAGTGGATATTGTGGGTTTTAACCACAACTCGGTCGTAGGATGTACGCGTACCCTTGAAGACCCTTACAGGCCAAATCTTCGTCTCTTTCGAGTACGGAGGACTTGGCAAGTTTGGCTCAGCAGTGTGCGCGCACATTAATTCAGCTTCTTTATGCCACTCATATGAGTGACAAAAGTCGTGAATTATCGTATTAATTGGGTAGTTATCCCGAGCAAAAGAGCTCAAGAAGCCCGACACATCGACTAGCCAGTCGACAGTGAATGAGAAAGGTATGGCGTTCCAAACGATAGATGGGTCCAAACGGACACCTAAAGTATCGAGGTAGGCATACACTTTCTCCAGTCGGTCACCCAACAACGGGAGCGAATAAGAATATCGCAGCGTTGCATGGTACGTAGGACGGAGGATCCAACGAGCCCGAGTCGAAAGTTCGACAGGCTTGCGGACACCCCCCGGATCCGTATTCGTATCTGAGTACTCACCACTTGGCCAAGCTATGCTTGGGTGGGTGGCGTATACCCAGTCTCGGGTAGGATATACTCCGGAAGACTCCGGAATAACGCGCTTGTAATGGCGCTGCAGTCTCCTACCTACATTCCTCTTAAGTTGTTCCAAACGGAACGACAAGTCGAGGAGTTCATCATGCATTCTGACAAGGTCCCCTACAAAGGGAACGATGCCAAAACTAGCATTCAAATGCGCACCCACTAAACGCGTGGTTAGCTCTTTTATAAAAGCATCGCGTGTTCGTGGGTCCTGCAGGGCCTTCAGCGGCAAGTGCCGCCGAGTGAGCCTATG